CGCCGGCGAAACGTTCGCGGTACTGTCCGCAGGGCTGAACAAAACCGCCCGCATCCAAGACTTAAACGCGGACGTGTGGGTAATGGCAAAGGCAACCGGCGCCAATTATTTTCAGATGAAAGACGGGCAGGCGGACCCGTACGGAACCACATACGGGGACATTTCCGCCCCGCTGAATGAGGTATGGACCGAAACCCCGAACCAGAACACAACGTTATTTTTTGATTACGATACGGGCGCTTACGGGGACTGTACGGGCGTACATGTAGACATGACGCACAACGTTGCAAGTCCCGCCATTGTTTACCCGGCCGCCGGGAATTACCAATACGCCCGGATGGTTGGAATAGATCACGTTAACACCCGCAGCCGGTACACGTTCGCCGTACGGTTCAAAGACGGGACCTACCTTGCGGGCATTGCGTCCCAGGATATGACACCCGCCGAAATTGCCACGGATTGGCGGACGGTTCCCGAGCTTGAAACCATTCAATTTTTTGATGGTGGCGGGTCCGCTCAGTTCGGGCGCTGGAATGGATCCGCGTTCGAATACGTGCGGGACACGGGCAGGGCTACCCCGTCCGCGTTTGCAATCGTAAGCACAAAGCCATACAAGCCCGAAACAGAGCCGACAACGGACGAAAACGAGAAAGATGAGGAAATACCTATGGACAGCGAAAACAAGCAGGAAACGCCCGTTACAGAGCCGATTGAGAATTGGGAAGACCCGGAGAAGCAGACCAACGTGATCGTGGAACGCATTGCTGCGCTTCTCAGCGTGAAGAGCATTATCACGATTGCTCTTACCGTTGCGTTCATCATGCTGGTGGTGGAAGGAAAAGAACTCCCGGATAAATTCGTGTCGATTTATACGATGTGCATCAGCTTCTTCTTTGGGTATCAGTTCAAAAAGGCAGAAAAATGAAGAAGACAGAACAACAGCGGTATGACGAACTGAAGGAGCATAACAGGATCCTGCTCCGGGAGAACGTTGACCTGAAACTCGAAAATGAAAAACTGAAGGCACGCATCCAGGCATTGGAGTGCGTTGCGAGCCTGTTAGAAAGGAGTGGGATGAGATGACAACAGAACAGCTTACAGCCATTCTTTTGGCAGCGATCGCAGCACCCGGTTTCTGGGAAGTGTTGAAGTCTCTGATCGACAAGACGCTGGGACGGAAGCGGGTCACCAACGAGGACCTCGCCGACCGGATCGCCGAAGTCAAGAACGAGCAGAAGATCCAGAAGCAAGACATCGAGACCCTGAAGGACTCGATCAGCGAGATGCAGACAGCCGAAGCAGTAAAAGAAGCGACCTCAGCGCGGCGCAGGATCCTGAGGTTTAACGATGAGATCCTGCGGGATGTCGACCACAGCAAAGAATACTTTGATGACATATTGGAAGACATCAAGACATATGAAGACTTCTGTGCAGAACACCGTGACTTCACAAACGGCAAGACCGTGATGGCAACCAAGAACATCCAGCGGTGCTATGAAAGCTGCATGGAGAAGCACAACTTTTTGAGTTAAGTGTTATAATTTGAATATCCTTTCTATCCGGCACACACGGAAAAACCCCGCAGGTCTATCATTCACCCTGCGGGGCATTTTTTTGTGCTACAACGTGCAACAAATTGGACTTAAATTGGACTTATTTTTTTGAAAACCGTGTTTCTTTGTGCCTGTTAATGACGGTTTTATGCGGTTTTTAAAGGGTTATATATATCTAAAAATCCTATTAATCAATTCCCCTCATCTGCTCTAACCGCTCAACAGAGCGGTTTTTTAGTGTTTTGGACTTAAATTGGACTTATTTTCTATGATTTCCATCATTTTTTCTTCGGTATCGTTCATCAGATGCGCATAGGTTTCCAGCGTCTGGGTGATGGTGGCATGTCCCAATCTCTTGGAGACGGCGATGATGTTGGCGCCATTATTCAGCAGGAAGGAAGCATGTGAGTGTCTGAGGTCATGGATCCGGATCGGATCTACACCGGACAGCCGGATGCCTTCCCGGAATGCTCTGTCGATCGTGGTGATCGCCAGGGACGTCACTCCGCCGAAAACGAAGGGGTCAGCCTGCTGGATCCAAGGCTCAAGGATCGCCATCGTGGCGGAGTCGACTGTGATCGTCCTCTCGCTGCTGTCTGTCTTGAGTGGCTGGAAGCCGTTCTTAAAGTGCTTCATAGATCTGTAGATGTGCACCTTATTGCCCTGGAAGCAATCGGCTGTGATGGCAATCGCCTCGCCACGTCTGCATCCGGTCCAATAGAGAAACGTGAAGAAGGCGCGCATCATGGGGTTCTCGACCGCTTCAGCGAACTGCTGGAACTGCTCCGGTGTCCAGATCTTCATCTCTGTCTTGTCTGCCTTTGTCAGTTTGAAAGACTTCAGCACCACAGCAGGGTTCTGACCGCCGTAAACGCTGTTATAGAAGCCGAAAGCGCTCCGGACGTATTGCAAACCACAGTTAAGCGTACGCACCGCCAGCCCGCTCTCTTTGAGGCTGTTCCGCCACGCTACAAGGTCCGCCTTGCTGATCTTCTCGATCGGAAGATCTACGAACTCAGCGAAGTAGGTAGAGATCCACGCTTCTTTCTTGGATCGGGTGGACAGGCTCGTGTCATTGTTGTCGAGCTGGCGCTGGAAGATGTCCCAGAAGGTGGCGGAAGATGTGACTGCCATCTGCTCGGCTTTCGCCTTTGCCTCCCACTGCACCGCCTCTCTGCGCGTCTTAAAGCCACGCTTACGGATCTGTTTCCGTTTTCCGGTCAGTTTATCGTCAGCGTAAAAACGGACCGTATAGGTGCCGTTTTCTTCTTTATAGACGGGCATGGTCAAGACCTCCGGAAGAACTCAACGAGTTCCTCCATATCTGCGCCGATGATCTCGCAGTATCTGACCAAATCTTTGGCGTTCATTTCACGGTAGCCTGTTTCCCAGCTCGATATCCGCTGTTTAACACTATTCATCTGTTCAGCCACCTGTGTCTGTGTCATGCCGGCTTCTCTACGCTTCTCAGAAAGCCACTGGCCGAGCCTTTTGCTGAAATCGTCTTTCATATTATTTCTCCTATCCACTTCTTGTGTACTGCTACAATATCACAAAAAAACGTACATACTACAAAAAAAGTGTTGACAGTACGCATTATGTGGACTTAGAATCAGAAACGAAAGGAGGGAAGGCATGGAAGAGAACAACGTAAAGCTCAGCGTCAAAGCACTCGCTGCCAACGAAAACCTCAGCATTGAGGCGCTGGCAGAGAAGTGCGGTCTTGATCCCGTCCATCTGCGGAATGTTTCCCTTGGGCGCGCGGCGATGCTTGCCAAGGAGCTGATCGAGCTGTCCAAGGCCACAGGGGTCTCGCCGTTAGGCATTCGCATCGACTAAATTTTTTTACCCTCAAGGTACGCAATATGCGGACAAAGGAAAGGAGGACAATGCCGAGAAGAGAGAAAACACGCGAGGAGATTGCCAACTCATTTCACGTCAACAAGGCAGAGATTGCTCGACTTCTTGACTGCGGAATGGTGACGGCAAGGAAGATCTTCACCAGCGCCAGCGAACGAGACGCCAAAGAACTCGGAGCCAACTACTTCAACCCCGGAAAGGTCCGGCTGACTTCAGTCCTGAAGGCGGCAGGGATCTCCGAAGAAGAGATGAAGGCGAAGGTGCTGGCATGACTGTCACGGACAGACAAACAAAAAAGAGCCGGATGCAGCCGGCTCCACCAAAGAAAGGAAAGGATTCCCTAAATGAAGAATAACAAAAAACACAGAAGAATCAAGAAATCCATCCGGGAAGCGCTGCAGGTCTTCGCGATCGGCACGATCGGCGCGCTTGTGATGGTATCCGTCTGGATCGGATCGGTCATTCAGACCATGGAGGTGATCGGATGAAGGTAATCGTGAAGCGAGTGGGTGAAGCTCCGAAGTTGATGGACATCCCTGACACGCTGAAGTGCATGCAGAGGATGGTGGACGGCTATGTGGCAGTGTTCGGATCCAGAGTCTGCAATGGCAACTTCGTTGTGAATGAGGACGGTGCTTATATGTGCGAATACAACTGTACGATCGAGGGACATAAGTTCTACGGCACGATCGTCTATACCGGACCGTTCGCCTATGAGTTCACCGATGCGGACAAGATGGCGCTCAAGCACTTCAGAGCGCAGAGCCTCTACGGAAACCTCAGAAAGGACGCATGGATATGGTAACGCTCAGCAATGACAAGAAGCGCAGGGAGTTCCTGGAAGATCCTAAGAACTGGGAACCGCTCCCTTCCGCCGACAACTTCGTCCGGATCAGCAAACTCCTGTACAAGGAACACATGTGGCTGCACATCGAACTGTGGCAGACCTCGGAAAGCTGGAACTACCAGCAGAAGAAGATCGAGCCGGAAACCTGCTGGACGGACAGAGGTTATTACAAGATCAACGAACACACGCATGCGCTCGGCTACCCGATCAGCATCAGCAACATCGTGGACGAAATCAAAGAAATCGATAAGAAGGAGAAACAGAAATGACAGCACTCACAATCATCATCTTCATCCTTCAGCTCGTGCTGACAGCGTGGGCTGTAGGTATCACCATCGTGGTGGTCGACCTGTTCAAGGCATTCCGCTCTACTTCCGTAGCAGACGGCGAAGCCTTCGCTTCCCTGTTCGACTCGCAGAAAACCACCTTTCACGCTCTGCACGCCGTACTCAAGACAGTCGGCGCAGTAGAGGAAGAAGCAAGAGGCTACAAGGCAATGGTGGACGCTGAGCTGGATGCACACAAGAATGACACCCGTTTCGCACTGGAAACAATCCAGGAAGCACGCAGGATCTACAACACAATCAACGCCAAACCTGAACAGGAGGGAGAAAACAATGACTGAATACGTAACAATTTCACGCGAGGAGTATGACGCGCTGCGCCTTCTGCGCACGTTTGCGATGGAACAGAGCAGGACGCTCGACATGATTCTGGACGTGCTGAAGGAAAACGCCAACAGCTTCGACCTGGAAGAAGTCTATGTCCACAGCATCGAAAGCCCGGAGAAGCTCGCCAACATCTTCCGGTATCGCATGCCGGAGGAATGGCATGAGCTTGAGACGGAAGTCATCGAGAGGGAAACCCGTGACAATGTCGATTAATGCCGGCGAGCTGAGAGACATCCAGCTCTGCGATGATGAGGCTTATGACGAAGAAGCATACCAGGAGGATCTGACGGAGATCTATGACCGCATTGATGAGATTTCCTCAGACCTCTACGGTCTGCTTCAGAAGTGCGACCGCAAGAACGTGCGCAACGCCTACGGCACCATCCAGCGCTGTATGGCGTACCTGAGTGATGAACTCTAGGAGGAATATATGAAGTTCAACATTACAAAAGGAAAACAGAAGACCGCCATCCGGCTCTGCTGCTATGGTCCGGAAGGCATCGGAAAGAGCACCTTCGCGTCTCAGTTCCCGGATCCGCTCTTCATCGATGTGGAGGGCGGAACCAAACAGCTCGAT